CCTCGGGCCGGAGGGGATGACCCCCCCTCCGGTTCGCCCCATCATCCCTAGGGTCGGGCTCTCCCACGTTATAGCTGCAGGTATTTCTGTTGCTTACATTGCCCCCGTATGTGGCGTGACTGTAGCCGTCGGTGCACCATTGGTTTCCACCGCCATTGGTGTCTTCCGTAGGTGGTTTGCTCAGCGTACTGCCGTTAAGGACGCTGTCAAACTAGACCTTAAAATGCTCAATTCCCCTTCAGTTATCCATGGGCCAGGTAGAACCATGCAGCCCCCAAGTGTATGCAGCGAAGAGGTTGAAGGATTAACCTCTGATAAGCTCGTTAATGACAAAGTGCGGTTGGAGAGGAACAACCAGCGGCTCTTTGTCAGCACTTGGGCGAGGTTAGCAAAAGCTAGGTTCAACTTTGCTCGTGAGTGTAACGACACCGCCGTCAATAGAGCAGCTCTCCATAGATGGTTTAGGTCAGAGTGGTTGAAAGCCGAATTTGACGAGTTGAAATTTGACTACTACATGGATGAGTGCATTGAGATGGCCCTTGAGGCCACCAATGAACGCATCCAAGTCGTAGCCAAGCGTCAAATGCGTAGACAGGCCCGCTCTGAATACTATATGGAGAGACTCTTTAACCAGGGAAAGGGATGGCTTCCGGGATTCAAATAGGGGTGCCTAGTTCGAGTACCTGGGTATGATTCTAAGCCGCGCTTCATACCCGAGGGCGTAACAGTGCGCGAGCTAGGAGACAAGAATGGTAGGAAGAAGGAGAGGTTTGCGGTCGTAGATACCTCGATACCGATGCCAGGAATTGTATTCACTCACAACAATTCCGCAGACAATATTTTGCGTGGCCTGGGTGAACGGTTGTATATGGTGCCAGATGGTGATGGATTTGCATTACCTCCCCGTCCAGTTGTATTCGACTGCGGGGATTATGCTGATCGTGTCATCAGAAAGATGCCTAAGTTTACCGAACCCATTGAGGCCGAGGAGTTCGTTTTGCTGTATAACGGACCAAAGAGGAGAAGATATGAGGCTGCAATGGAGAATGTTTTGGCTAGAGGAGGAATCACCGAACGAGATGCACAAATCTCGTTGTTCATAAAGGACGAGAAAGTCCTTTCTTGGAACAAGGTGGATCCAGCTCCTCGCCTCATTTCCCCCCGCAGCCCCGAATATTGTCTGGAGCTAGGTAGGTTCATCAAGCCAATCGAACATCTTTTGTACAAGGCTGTCGCTAGAGTTTGGGGCGAAGTTACCA